GACGTTGGATGAGGCGTTGTTCAATTTGACTTTGGAGAATACTGCGGCGTATGACGAGTATTTTGGTTCCCGGTATGGGCAGGAGTTTGATGCTGCTACTGGTCGGGCTGAGATTGCTGCGACGATTCGGGAGAACACGTACTGATGGCTGGTTTGGATTTCGCCAATGTTGATTTTGATGCGATGGCGGCGGAAGCGTGCCCAGCGGGTACACGTTGGAATGGTTCGGAGTGTGTACCGGTTGCGAAGACGCAGCCTGCGGCGGCAAGCGGTAACTACAATCCGACAGATTTCGCTGCCGCAATCGCTAACGCTAATATCTCTCAGCCGTCAGCGGCACAGGGGGTTAGTCCCTATAACGAGGACCCGACGAAGTGGGGTCAGTACAGCGAAGGGTTTAATGCCGCTCCTGCGGCTCCTGCAACAACGACGACACCGGCAGCCGACTGGTACGAGCAGCAGGGCATTGTGTCGCCGGGGATCAGCGACGACGAGCAGGCTTGGTTGGATGCTGCTATCGCCGGAGGTTCGTTTCAGGGAGACTTGGGGGAGGTGCCGTTTGATCAGACGGTTCTGACCGAGGACTGGGATCCGGACGCTATGTACACGCAGCAAATGGTGGATGACCCGCGCTTACAGGAGCGTATAGATTTTGCTGAGAGTCTTCTACAGCAAGGTTATACGGTTGCCGATATTGAACAGTTTATGGGCATGGAGTCTTTGCTGACGAGTGACGAGTTGGGGACCGTGCAGGGTGAGAGGCTTGACTCGTTTGAGGGGGTCGGGTCTGATCAGTGGTTTGATTTCTTGGAGGGGGAGGGTGTTGACGTTCTGGACGAGCATCGGACTACGTTGCCGTGGATGGACTCACCGGAGTTTGCCGCCAAATACGGGGGTGGTGAGGTGCCCGCTGGTGAAGTGCCTGCCGGTGGGGAGGTGCCTGCCGGTGGGGAGGTGCCTGCCGGTGGGGAGGTGCCTGCCGGTGGTGAAGTGCCTGCCGGTGGGGAGGTGCCCGCTGGTGTACCGACCTATGTCGCTGCACAGGTTGATGAAATAAACATTATCAATGCCCGGTTGAAGAGCATCACCGATGCGCACAAGAAGTTGTTGGCCAGCGGGATTGGCGAGATCGACGCTATTGAGGATGCGTTAACGCTCGCTGAATCAGAGATTTACGAGGCCCAGTACGGGGTGCTAGGCCCGGATGGTGAAGTGTTGACACCGGGTGAAATGGACCGGCTACTCAGTACGTTTGAGACTCGTCGTAGCACTTCTAAGAAGAATCGTACGGCGGATCGTGCGGAAATCTTGTCGATTATGACCGATGAGGGTGTGCCAGCGGGGCTGGCACAATCCGAGTTGGACATGATTCAGGCCATTCACGGCGACAGTATTGACACCCAGTTCGATTATATTGAGTCGTTGTGGCGTATCGGCAAGTTGAGTCACGACGAGCGCACGTCGATGATTGGCAACATGATGGCTTCGTACAAACTTCAGTTGCGTGACACGGTTGTCGAAATGTTGATGGCTGAAGAGGTCAATACTGCCGATGCTGTTGCTGGTGCGCAGCAGGATGCTTTGCGTTCCAGAAATATGGCTGACATGTTTGATAATGCTACTGAGGATGAAGTGTATGCGTTGATGAGTAGCGGTATGACTGATCTGTTGCAGTTCCCTGAGTCTAAAGAGATTGGGATGATTGAGGCTGGGGAGTGGGCCGGTTACACAAAGGGGGAGAAGGCGAATGTTTTAACTACTGCCGGGTACACGCAGAATGCTGACGGTACGTTTGTTGCCCCTGCCGCTACTGGTGATGACAAGATACTTTCCAAGTTGATGCCTGATGGTACTACTTTCTCTGGTACTGCTGATCAATACTATGACGAGCATGGTGAGTACATCTTTGCAGTAGGTGATGAGGAAATCACTCAAGATCTGCCTGATGGTACGTCGTTTACTGGGACTGTGGCGGATTTTGTGGCCCGGTCTGGGGTGTACCCGTTTGCTGCCGCAGCCGAAAAGGATGATCTAAATACGTTTACGGTGTCGGTGGATCGGATCAACGAGTTGGATCCGTCGGGTGCATGGTTGCAGGGTCAGGTCGATGCCGGGGATTTGACAATCATTGGTGCTCGTCCTGATCGACGGGAAGCCGAAGGTGCTTCCGGGTTCGTAACGATGGATTGGGATGATTGGATCTTCACGGAGGACCCTTACGAGGCTGTAAAGAAGCCGGAGGAAGAAGAGGAAGAAGCCCGGAAGTATCACACCACAGTAAATGGGGAGGACTGGTATGGGACTCCCCAAGAGTACCAGAGTCTGACTGGCCGGTACATGTTTGCTCCGGATGATCCGGCACCCGTACCGGTGCCGTCTTCAATAAAGGTGGATGATTTTCCACAGTTGTTGGTGGCAAGACCGAACCTTAAGGTGGTGGATGGCGAGTACTGGTTGACTCCTGAGGACATCAACACGTACGGGCAGATAGCGGAACTGCGTGAGGGTCCTGAAATAGACTTTGGGGAGATGCTACGCAACGGCGCATATCCCGGTTACCCGGTGCCGATCAATCTGCGTGAACAGGTGCAGGCAATGGCTAACCAACTCAAGTCGGGCAATGAAGGTCTTGAATTGGTCCCGTTGGACCAACTGTACATTACCGCCGTGTTGATGGAAGCACCAGTCAACGAAAATTATGCACGGTTGGCTGCCAAGTATCTTGGCGTGAACGTGGATGTGAACGATTCCGCTGGTGCCAAGACCGGGCACATAGATCATACAACAGGTGAGTTTATACGTATCGGTAACCTCCAAACGTATCCATGAGCAGATACCGTGGTTTAGCAGCCGCGCTGGAACAGGCGCGTGCAGGCCGCACGCCGCAACCGTTTAGACCACCGAATTCTTTTCAGGGACCGGGGGCTTTGGATCGGCTTGAGTTGCCGATCAAAGGTTTGAACGAAGTTGCTGGAGCGCCACTGCGGTTGAACCGGAATGAAATGGCTTCAGCCGTTGGTGGGCAAAGCCTGCTGGACAGGACGATGGCAGGCCCTCAGGTTCCCGGGTATGGTAGTGGGCTAAGTACTGCCCTTAAAGTGTTGGACTTTGGGCGTGGGGCTATTACCAGCACCCTGAAGGAAACCATCGACCTGTTCCAAGGGGAGGCTCCCAACCCGGGCGAGTGGTGGAGTCAAGCAACGAGCCATTACGGGTTTTCTGATTTGATCCGCGATGAACGCAACACGGTTGGTTTCGGTCTGGCTGCCATTGGTGCGATGACCGCAAACCCGTATTTGGTGGCAGCCGGAGGCACCGTCTTAGCCAACAACGAGTGGGCTGATCGTATCGTCGGGTTCGTTGGTGATGTTGCTTTGGACCCATTGACGTACACGGGTGGGTTGAACATTTACGCCCGTGGTTGGGGGTCGTACAAGAAGGCCGGGATCGCCTTGGATGATCTCATTCGGAGAACCGACGACGAGTTGATCGGTTTGGGGTTGGCATCAAACGCCAGAGGTGCCGAAAAGACCCGTGAGGTAATCAGAAAAGCGATTGCTCGTGGTGAGCATGATCGTTCTCTGGTCGGTTTCAAACGGGGCCTTGACGGGTCTGATGAGGGCCGGAAGGTTATGGAAGCCACCGGGCTGGATGCGGGGATGCGTATCCGGATGCCGGGTACCGGCCCGGTCGGTCAGTTTATGGAGCGTTCCGCTAATCTGATTCCCGGCAGGAGAGCGTACAGGGCACGGATTGACCGTGCTTTGGGTGGGTTGCGTAACACCCCGGATGGCAGATTTGTTCAAGGATGGTTGGATACGCGGCGTATACGCAACATCCCTGTAGCGCACCTCCCCAATTCGGGTCGTGGCGAGGTTGCCCGCGCATTGAAGGGGATTAGGCAGCATCAGGTTGATGCCGGTAAAAAGTTGAAGCCCGGGTATATAGACCCGAGGGCAGGTATAGATCCTGCAGCGTTGAAGGCGGCAGGGCAGGTTGCTAGACGGCACGTCGAATTTAAGCCAACTATCCGTGGAAAGAACATTGGGGACAAGTTCTTTTCGCAGGCAGATTTTATTAAGCGCGGGTTTAAACGTGTAGCGATGGATCCCGGCTACGCATTCAGGAGAACTAATCAGATACAAGCCGGTGTTCGCGCCGGAGATGTTGGTGTTTCCTTGGAGGACACGTACAAGGGTGTCTACAATCTGTGGCGGAACGCCAACCAGTATGACGCTCAATGGTTGGAACCAATGTTGCGGTCTGGTGACCCGGAGCAGATCGCGGGTGCGTGGAGGTTCTCTGATGCGGGGCGTATGGCGCGTGGCGCTGCCACGTTCGCTGAAGACACCGTGGACAGAACAATGGCGGCTGTCGTCAAACGTGTAAAGATCAATCAGGGTGGACAGGCGGTAAACCCACATTTGCGGAAGGCTTCTTACCACATTTTGGAAGCGACCCGTGAGGGCGCTGACCTGTTTGTGAATGGCAGATTGAATAGAAACAGCAACTGGTTTAAAGTGTTACCGCCGGAGGTTCAGGCGTTGCCTGACAAGGTGCTTGAGAATCTTGGACGGGACGCCGGGAGAGAACTGGATGAGGCCACTAAGGCGCTTATCCGCACGTACGGGGACGAAGTGGCACCCGGGAACCGGGTGTGGCGTGCCGAGCGGGAACTGTTCGCAGATGAAGGTGTGGGGCATGTCACGCGGACGATGACACCGGAGTCTCGTAAAGCGTTCGGTGCCGATGATGCGACTGATGTCACCGGCAAGTGGGATTTCGATGTGCATGGGCGTATGACGCCGCGCGGGTTGAAGAACCGGCAGTGGGGTGTAGATAAGCCCATCTCGTTGCCGGAGGGGTCTGAGGCGTTGACTCAGGCGAAGGCTTCCAAGCATGCATGGTTCGATCATCACGGGGTGTACGGCAAGCAGGGCGACTGGTATTTGAAAGCCGACCCGCAGGCGTCGGGTGCATTCACCCCGGTGAAACCGAACAGTGTCGGTAAGAGTGTACGTACCCAGATTGATGAGGTGAGCATGGCGGCGTTTGGGCGCACCATGTATGAGGACGATGTGCTTAAAGCGTTGGCGAATTGGAAGATTGGGCTTAGGCGCGACATTTCTTCCCAAACAATGATGCGGACGATCACGAAAAGTCTGGGTGGGATGGAGATTCCTCCGGAGATGCGTGCCCGCCTAGTAGAGTACGCTGACGAGGGGACCACTTCGTGGGATATGGGTACCCGTCAGATCGACTGGTCGGGGCGACCCATTCCCGGTCGTGGTGGAACCACGCGGAGAAGCGCTGAAGTAGCCTTGTCTAAGGTGGTTGTGGGGCAGAAGGCTGCGTTTCAGGCCTCCATTGAGGACGCTACTGATGCGTTGCGTGCTGCAGGGGTTGGCGACGATGTGATAGAGAATTTGACGGTTGCTTCCCGTACGCTGACGGACACTGTTGGCGAGTTGGATGTCTTGTATTCCGAGTTGGAAGTTATCGGACGCGAGTTGGAGAGCATCTTTCAGGCGAATGCGGCAAAGATTGCTAAAGGCAGGTATCGGGTCACGGAGGATGTACGGAGCAGGTTGTTGCGTGCGCGTGATATTGCTGGCCGTGTTGAGGAATTGGGGGATAGTCTGCTTCGGACTGACCCGGAGAATCCGGGTTTGAAGGCGATTGTGGACAGGTTGTTTCGTGAAATCCCTGACGTGGCCGGGGAAAGCCAGTGGTTTGAAACCATGGAGGAAGCATTCAGCGAAAGTATTCTTCATGGGGAAGACCTGTTGAGAAACATTGCTACTGATCCGGATGTCGGTCAGTTGGGTATCATCAATTCTAAGATCACACAGTTCAACATTGTTGATGAAACAGTGGGGGATTTGGCCGATTTGGCTCGTGCCATTGATCCGGATTCGCCGGTTGCACGACAGGTTGATGAGATGCGGGCTGCCGCTGGGGTAGAACCCACTCGCCCACCGCCTGATCCGGACGAGATGACGGTCTACCGTGGTACGACTGGCGGTAAGGGGAGTGTTGAACGCGGGGAGATTGAGGCGGGTGCATTGTCTTTTGGTGAAGGAACGTACATTACAGACAACCCGACGTACGCTGGTCAGTTCGGTGAGGAAGTAACCCAGTACACCTTGCGTGTCAAGCCGTACGAGATTTTCGATATGGATGCGCCCATTAGTTCTCTCAGGGGGGAGACGGCCAAAACATTGGCTTACGACGAGGGTTTGCCAATGCCAGCAAGTGCAGATGCTGCCCGAAAGTTTTTACAGAATCGTGGTTATGCCACTCTGGGTGATCTTTATGATGAGAGCCTTTCCTTCAGGCCCGGGATACATTATGACGACCCGCATGCCTATATCAACGAGTTGCTGTTGGATGATGGGTACAAGGTCATCAAGCAGACAGGTCAGATTGCTGATGAGATGATGGTCTTGGATCCCAAGGTGCTGCGAATGCCTGAAGACGTGGCCCCCGGCATCGCTGACTATGACCAGACTATACGAACCTTTGAAGCAGATGATGCTGTTGTACACCATCAGGAAGAACTAAAGATTGGTGTCACTCAAGAACTAGACATGGCTGAAACCCGCAAGTTGCTTGACAACATCAACGCACGCACCGGGCAAATGCTGGGTCGCAGCAGGGTGGAAGAACTTGCACGTCTAACAGCGTCACCTGCGGGTCACAGGCAACTACCGCGAACCGTTGACAGTTTTACCGATCCGACGGACAACGAGGTGTTGGCCGCTGTTGCCCAACAGGCTGATGACGCCACTGTCTTGACTGATGAGGCTGTCCAGTTCCGTGTACAGGCACAGGCTGCCACACAAAGCCTCGTTGAGGATGCGAACCGTTTGGGTTTGAATGTGAGCGCCGGATTGGACGGCCAGTTCAACCGGTTGGAAACACAGATTACGAATTCTGGTATCAGCGAACTGCAAGACCAGTTGCTGCCGATTGTCATGTTGCGGGACAAAGCGTTTGCGGCAGAGTTGAGTGCGCAGGCTGCTTCACGGGAGGCAGCCGACCTGTTGGAATGGTCAAAGGTTGGGCGTGAAGCGCAGGCAGCGATGGAGGCTGGTGGCGCAAACATTTTCAATGTTACTGAAGGCTTCATCGACATGGTGCAGTTGAAGAAGAATATGCCAGCGTTTATCGACATGATGAAGGACAGCACTTCCAACTGGGGGCCGTGGCGGATGGCATCAGGGAACGCCGAGTTGGACGACGCCATGGTCGCTGCCGCTGACGCCTTCCAAAAACTCAACAGCCCTGTAGAAGTCGGCAAGTTGATGTCAGGTGTGGATGCTTTCCAAAACTGGTGGAAGGCAGGTGCTATAGCCACACCGGGCTTCGTCAACCGAAACGTTTTCGGTGCCTTGTACAACGCATGGCTGTCCGATGTTGATTTGATGGAATTGGTGCGCGCTGGGCGCGCCAGCACACGTATAGGTTTGTTGGCCCGCAAGAAGAACCTCACATTTTTGCAGGCGGCGGAAGAACTAGCGAAAGACAATTCTTATTTCGCAACCTATGCGGATCTTGTCCGGGTGGGTGTACGCGGCAAGGGGCAGGCCACACAGTCTGTCCGTGCCGGGATGCAGGAAGCATTGCCGGAAAACATGACGGCACTGGATCGTGTCGCTACCGGCCTGAGATGGGCAAAGTCGATGGACATTTTTCTTCCAACGGGCAACAATCGTGCCCCTCTCAGGGTGTCTTTGGCCCCGTGGTCTTCCAACTTTGCCCTGTTTCGTATGGTGCGGTCGGTCAACATGCAGGCTGAGGATGTCATCCGGATTGGCACCGGGATGGACATTATGAAGATGGGTGGCTCCATGGAGGATGCTCTGGACAGGATTGCTACAACCCAGTTTGATTACTCTGAGTTGACTGCTTCGGAACGCAAAATCAATCAGCGTTTGGTCCCGTTCTACACTTGGCTGCGGAAAAATGTGCCGTATCAGTTGGACCGGTTGGGTCGTAACCCGTCGAAGTTCAACAGGATTCTTACAACGAAACGCAACTTGGAACAGGGCACTGAGGAAGAGGGGACGGTGCCGGATTATTTCTTGGAACCGTTCGGGATCCGGTTGCCGTTCAGTTGGGGTGGTGCCCGCGTGTACTCTATTCCGGACATGCCGTTTCAGGATTTGTTCCGGCTGGATCCGACACAGTACAGGGAGGACGAACCTTGGTCTTACGGGATTGCCCAGTTTATGAATCAGATGGCTTGGCAGATGACTCCGTTAATCAAAACCCCGATCGAAGCGATTGCTCCCCGGGCAAGGTTTCAGGTGCCGGGGTATGGGGGGGTGCCGTTTAGCGGGGAGTATGAGGAAACACCGTCAATTATCACGAAGCCGTTCGGGTTCTTGATGCCGTTGCTGGAACGTATCGGCTGGGCACGCAAGAAGCATGGCAAGTGGGAGATGAGAGATCATCACGTCCAGTTCACGATGAACATGCTGCCAACGTTGGCGAAGATGCGAAGGTTGTTTCCTTCAGAGGAAAAGTTTGAAAAGAATTTGGCGGCAGCATGGATTTCCAGTTTGGGCGGCATCAGTGCCCGTCCCAACACTGAGGAAGTGCAGTCTGCTTGGAGGGGTTGGGAAAAGTATCGTGCGACTCTGCGCAGACGCCGTGAGGGTCTACCTCCCATCCCGTACGGGGGCGGCGGTGGTCTAGGTGGAGGCTTGGGTGGCGGTGGTCTGGGTGGCGGCGGTTTAGGCTAGGGTTATCCTAGGATAATCGGGACAAACGAGGCTTTACAGTGATGCTTTATCTATCCAGAACACAATGGGGTGCGCAGCCACCGAAGGGTGGCGCGTTCACCCGGTTGAACCGGTGGCGTGTGACCGGTGTTGTTGTGCACCATTCCGGTGTGGAACGCCCACCGCATGGCGCTGAAGCGGTACGCGCTTATGAACGGCACCATCTGTCCAAGGGTTGGGATGGCATCGCATACAATTGGCTGGTGGATGAAACGGGGACGATCTTTGAAGGACGAGGCTGGGATGCACGCGGAGGGGCCACCAAGGGATGGAATGCGAAATCCATCTCCATCTGTTACACGGGTTACGGGTATCGGCAGCCTAATGGCAGTGTTCTTAAGTCGTTCCAGACGCTAGTTGACGAGGCGGAGGCCCGTTTCAAGAAGCCTCTGTGGGTTACCACGCACCGTCGGAAGGGTCAGACGACGTGTCCGGGTGACTGGTTGGGGGATTGGGTGGAGGGCGGTATGCAACCGACGTTCAATCCTACTGTCACTGATTGGGATGCGATCATACGGTACGTACAGGATTTGAAACGGCAGGTGACGGCGAAGCCGTTGCGTCGGGGGGCGCGCGGGCAGGCGGTGCGTGTCGTGCAGGGCCATTTGAATCATCGCGGCTTTGATGCCGGGGTGGTGGATGGAATCTTTGGCCGTCGCACTAAGGCGGCGGTGGAAAAGTTTCAGGAAACGCAGGGTTTTTTGAAAGTCAACGGGGTGGTGAACGGTGACACGTTCGGTGCCTTGTTCTTACAGTAAGGAAGGTTATGCCAAAGGGTGAAGGTTATGGAACGTTTGAAGACACGTTCGGGTCGCAGGATGATCAGCCATACGATTCTACGTCGTCGTTCAACATGTGGGATATGAGCCAGAAGGCTAAGAAGGCTGCAGCGTATTTGCGGAACACCAATCTGGGGAATGCCGCTTTCGGTGGCCGTCCCTTCGGGAAGTAGGTCACGATGAGGGATGGTTCAACACCGAAGAAGGTTAAGGCCGGTCGGGTGCTGGTCACGAGCGTGCAGTCGGGAACAATTTTTCGTCCTCCGGCGGGTCAGTCTAGGGCTGATGCACGCAGGGAACTGTTCGGCTGATGGTCGGTAAGAAAAGGCCGCGTCGTCCCGGGTACTGATCATGCCTCTGAAGCGGGGCAAGGATCAGGCTACTATTGGACGCAATATCGGCAAGTTGATTTCTGAGGGTTACGCTAGGGATCAGGCGTCGGCTATCGCGTACGATTATTCCAAACGGTCTAACAAGGGAAAGAAAAAGTGAGCAACATGTTGGAGCGGGCGGCATGGACTTTCGCCCAAGCGTTCTTAGCGGTGTTTATCATATCCGATTTGGCGTCAGCCAAGACGGCTCTGGTCGCGGCTGCTGCTGCGGCTCTCAGTGTCGTTAAGACTTACGCTCAGGATCGTGTAACGGGGTAATCATGGATGATGCCGACCTTGATGCGCGGTGGGAGCGTTTCATAAGCGAACAGGGGCGTACCGTAGAGAAAGAAATCTACGATGCGTTGCAGGAGGACGCCCATGTGTTTGACACCATGGACGGCACCCACGCGAAGTGGGCTAACGATGGGCTGCTCGGTTTGCTACTCGTGTTCAACGAGGATGAGGCTGAAATGCTGTTGGCGGCGTTTCACGCCAGCCTTGATGGCATTGAGGACGCCACGTACGCTTGGGGTGTGTGGATTACTTCCCTGATGGGGATGATCCGTCAATGCATGACTAGCGTTCCGGAAGACAATTAGGTCCGTATCCAGTTCTGTACTTTAGGGTTGGCTACAAGTTTGATCACAAGTTGTTGCCGTATCTTGTCTCGCCGTCGCGCCAGCGACGTTTTCGGGATGCCCAGTACGTAACCTAGTTTACGTAGAGAGTTTCCTTGCACTAGTAGTTGTTCAATAATGTATTTGTCTTCGGGTGACAGTGTGTCGATGGCGGCCCCTACGGCTTCTTTCAACTCTAGGGTGCTGACGATGGAGGGTACGCTGACACACCATTCGGCTCCGGGTGCCAACTGCATCAGGGCTTCCAAATCTGTTAATGATCTGGTAGTTGTCTGTGCGTGTCGATGATTTGCGATACGGAGGTATTCGATTTGGTGAGGGGGGTACGGGTATTCTCTTACGTTGGGCATTGCGCATCCAAGGTAGCCTAATGTTGTGGCTGCTTGGCTGCTGAACTAACCCTTCCAGTCTACCACAGACGTGAGGTGTTCTTCGGCTATTAGCCGGGTTCCTTCCGGATCGTACCCGGAGGGTTCTCCGATCTTCCATGCCCTGTCATGGTTGATCCACCCTAAGATTTGTACGGTGCGGAACTCTGGGGCGACGGGTTGTACAACAAACAGGATCAGTTTGTTGCCTAGTTGCCGTTTGCGTACGGCAGCGTTGGTGCTTGTCCGTACACGCCTGACTTCGATATTGGTGCCTACGTCGGGGATGTGCTTGTAGTCTTTGTGAACGGATTTGTGCCAGACGTGCCCGGACCAGTACTGGTTGATGGCTTTCGCTACTGCTAGTTCACCGACACAGGCGGCGACTTGTGCGGTGCGGTCGTCTTCCATTCGTTTCTTGTCGTAGTGGGGGGCGTCTCGTTTGCCCCAGTTTTCTATGAATCGTCTGGCACCGACGTGGGATGCCCATTCGTATTCCCATGCTTCAAGTTCAATCAGGATCAAGGGAGTCTACTTTCACGGCGAGTATGCGGACGACCTGCCCGTCGTCGGCCCACGCTACACCATTCAGGGCATCCAATGTGAGTTTCACGTAGTTGTCCAAGTCTCCTCTGAGGGTGCGTGCGTCGTGGGGGGATTCTTGAACGGTCAGTAGTGTCTCGGTCGGGGTGTATGCGAGGTGTACCTCTACTGGCCCTTCAAACAGGGTTCCTTTCGCGTGCCGCCATGCGGCCGCTATTTATTTAACCACCTCAAAAGTACCCAACCCGGGGAAAACCA